GGTCCGAGTACATCTCCAGGGTCTCTGATCGTTGTCTATCAAGACACTGTTTATAAAGGTACTGGAGGTATATTGGTCAGAGGAAATGGGGAAGGCTATGTGTGCGAGCCTGTGGCCCATTATCTTGAAGCTAACTATCCAAAATGTAATTATCGCGATGAATGCTAACTTCCACAGTAGCGACACATTCATAGCTTTGATCGCAAAGCATTTTAACAACGCAGACGATTTAAAAAAAATCGCTAATGCTTGTGAATGTATGTATGAAGCTTTGGATGTGTCTCATAATAATATGATTCCTCCGTTAACAATAAATCAATTATTGTCGAAAGCAGCCGTCGAAAAAATAGCTCAAATGATGGTATAATAATTTGAGTATCTACGTTATTGGTAGATCTATGGTATGTACCATACTCATATTAACTGCCAGTAAATTAGACGACTCCTTATGAAAATTAAAAAAACACTTATAACTATAACCGGTACGCTTGGTGTGTTCGGTGCTGTAAGTTTACTCTTAGGTCCAGCAGCTAGTACAATCTATCATATTGTATCTAGCTTTCTTCTGATCCTTGTGGCTGTTGGAGGGCTAACTGAATATAACTCTCAACACATGAGAGACTTCAGGGAGATCTATAGGGAAAAGTATTTAATGCGTAAGGAGCAGGAAGAGAGATTGCAGGAAGAGATAGTAAATTTAAAAGCGCAAATACGTATTGGAGAAATCAAACATCCAGCAGAAGAAAAAGCAGCATGCAGAGGCAGATGCAACGGTGCTGCTTGCGGCGTTAAGCAATAAAAATATTCTTAAAAGTGCAGTAGCTGTAACAACAGCCAAAGCTGTATTGAATGAATATGCGGACAACGCTAGTTTTTACAAAGACCTAGTCAAATTCAACCTAGGTAACAGAGAGGTTGTTGAGAAAGATTACAAGTATGTATATTTCCATGATCTTCCTCCTGTAGTTGAAAAAACTATCGCCAGAGGATATAGAGCATTAAAAGATTGTAGCATGGCTCAAATATATAAAAAATTAAATTTGAGCTCTAGCACAACCAACAAATCTAGCCCTATAGAGACTAAATGGGTATATCATTACCGGGTTATGTACGGTACTGACATATACTCCTCTGAGAATCAAGTCAATGACGCCACACTGTTGAAGCCGTTAACAGATGCGCAAAAAATAGAATACCGAGAGATGGTCTTCTAGGAAAAAGAGGAAAAACCTTAATAGGGTTTTTCCTTTTTTTTAGCTATCAGAGTGCTATAATTTAATCATGCACGAGGATAAAGAAGACCATGGGTTTATGATACCGAGCAGCTTTATAACGCAGTTAGGTGAATATACCCGAGGGTATATGCTGCTTGTATGTAACGAAAAAGGAGAATTGTATGCTCATGAAGCCTACGATAACCCTGTAATTAAACTAGGACTTATTAATTTTGGCGATATGCATATATCTGCTGCCCTAAAGCATATGCATAATATGGCGCTAAAAGATGAAGAACTGATAGAAGGATTCGATAATGAATCCGATGATGATGACGAAGATACTGCCTAGCCGCAGCTATCTATAAGAAGAGCCTCACGTTCTCTTCTAGCTACAAGACCACTAGTCTTGTCCCATATCCTTTTCATGCTCCTGAACTGTGCAGCCATTTTAGCATAGTCTTTACCTGCTTTGATCAGTTCTCGAAGATTTAGCATCTCAATTCTTGAGGCACCCTTTAAAGCTACTCCTCTGTTGAATACAACAGAAACCATAGCTGCTTGCGCATTTTCATGCAGATCTAGGACTCCTGGAAAAGTTTTACATGTCAGAGTTGTAAACTTAGGTAGAATAAATTCTTTAAATGTTTGAATAGCTTCTTCCCAAGAGAAAGTAATACCTTTGAGTCTGACTGTGTACTCTTTAGCACTCAACCCTTTTAATCCTCTGCCTCCCTGTATCAATGCTAGTTCTGAGGGCTCGGTAAGAGGCTTAAAGATCTTGTTGACCTCTTCCTCAGTATAATAGCCAACATCAATACCCACCATGGCTGTAGGACCAGACGCTCCTCCTGGCCAGGTAAAAGTGCTCTTATATACCTTTTCATAGTAGGCTCTCCCACCTGTTTCCTCAGTAACAATAAACTCAATACCTTTATCATTTAGTTTCATCTTCAATTTCCAGTGTATAGTCGTCTTCTTTTTCGTTTGTGATTTTACGTTCAGTTATATCAACAACCTCAACTTTGGCGTCTAGCGAGGCGTTGCTGGTGCTGTTGTACTTCAGATCTACCACTGCCTGCCCTCCTAGGTACACTGCCATGATGGCTGCAAACACCTCTACTGTCTTTGTGAATATTGTGGGATAGATTGCGAGTAATGCAGGCTCGTGATCTAGGAGAAACAGTATACCTATGCTGCTGATGTAAAAAACAGCTAAAATAATAAATCCTGAAAAGGCTGCAAAGAATTTTTTACTGGCGAAGTGATTGGTATCTGCCACATCTTTCTGTTCTAGAGGACATACTCCAGGAGGAGTTACTCCGGTTTGTAAGTATGAAGTAGCATTTTTTGCAACATTGATTAGAGATTTAAACATAACTAAAACATTAGATTAACAGTTAAATAGCCTGCCCCGAAAGCCAGTACAGGTCCAGCAAAACGTAATACAAAAGCCCATGGACCTACTAGCGTTGACGCTATTGTCGACAATGCTTGCGCACCTAGCCTGATATAGAGATAGCTCAAAACAAGTCCAAAGATATAACCTAGTATAGATTTGACTCTACGATATTTTAAAAGTGTGGCTTTATTCTTTTCTATCTCAGTGTCTACTTGTGCCTGTACATCTGAAGTTTTTTGATTTGCTTCTATGATTTGTTCATAGTAATCATTTTTTTCCTGCTCTTGAACTTTACCCCAGCTCTCCATGTTCTTAAGATCAGCATCTATATGGGCTTTATCTCTACGCAGCTGCGCTATCTCGTTCTTTGCATCCATCATAGAAGTCTGTAGATTACTCAACTCTAAAGATAATCTACGCTTTAACTCAATATTGAATGCGTTCTTGTCTTCTGCTTGTATAGAAGCAGCGCACAGAAAAACAGAAATAAAAATAATATATTTTTTCATACTTAATTAACTGGTATGGAATCTATCAGTATCTTAATTCTGTCTATCTCAGATGAAGCTTTTTTAAGTGAATTATCGATATCATCTATGTTGCCTCCGAGTGAATTTGTGTTATGTGCAGGAGGCGGGACAACTACAGGAGAATACAGCGGTAATCTGCTTCGTGTAGCGCAAGCAGATAATAATAGCCCCACGACAACGAATATTAAGCTAGAACCCGATTTCATTTGGGTATTCTAGCAGTTGACCTGGTTATTGTCCAGTGTGAACAAAGGAACGGACTGACCCGCTGCGCTGTGCGTGCTATCGCTACAGAAATGTATATGGCCATCTCTGACGAAAGAATGGCAGATTTCTCCTTGTTCTGAAAACAATAACGATGGAAAAAAAGTGGGTGTAGTTAGGCTACCGTTAAACTTCCATGTGTGTCCATTACCGTCATCTAGTGTTTTTGGAGCATGATAATTACCGCAACCAGGACACATGAACATATATCCTAGTACCTCGCCCCGCTCATTCTTGTATTGACTAACCTTCAAGCTATTTTACAGGTAATCGCGCTTTACCCTGCTCGTCGTAAGTTTTATCAATATGTCGTATAACTCTATTCAAATCTTCTCTGATAGTTTCTTGTTTACTGTGTAACGAAGAAACAAACCATACAGCACCACCGAACTGGACAACCACAGCCACAGCAGAAGTGACAAAAAGGCGCATCAAAAGGTTTTTAGTTTCAGTGTAGCTGTTTGCAGTTTGACGTAAAAAATTAAAATCTTGTGTCATACTATTAACATCTCTGGTTAAATTTGCTATAGATCCTCGTAAACCGTTTTGTCCGTCTACTCCAACACTGATATGTTTGGCATCTCTAGCCATGTCTCTGATGTCCTGTACAGCCCGCTCTAAGCCTCTTAGCTGCTCTTGCACGGTCAGAGCATTAGACTCTAGTCTTATCTTAACGCCGTTCAGTTCAGCTTCCCTAACTCTACAGTCGCTCTCTAAACTATTTACTGTTTCAAGTAGTTCTTGCAGATTAACAACTGTATCAGATGCGTGTAAGTGATGGTCGGAGTCGTGCATAGTATAAAGATAAATAATATTATTTATTCGGGCTGAGGTTTAACCACAGTATTAGCCTTAGGTGACTTAAATATCGTTTTAGTTGAAGATGAATTACGTCTAAGTGCGTTAGGTGTCGGAAGACTAGCGTCAGCTGTATCGCGCATAGGTTTTGATGGTTGTGGTGGTGCTTCACTACGTGGTCCCGTATACGTAAATTCTTCTTGCTGTGAAATTTCTCTTTCACGGATCATATATTTCAGCGTAGGGCCAGGTAAAACACTAGACATGTCTAACTCAACGAGCTCTTGCGGTTCAAGTAGATTCAGCGGCAAACTAGCATGAAACATATCTGTGGGCTCAACGTCCTGTAATTCGTGAAGATCATCAAACAAAAAAACCTGGTTTTGCATTTCCACTGGAGGCAATACCTCAGGATCTATACCGGCCACAGGTACTTTTGTATTTTCTACTGTATTAACATTATTTGAGGAGAGTTCTTCCATAGTATCTAGGTAATGTTAGAAGTTTATTATATCGGATAATATGCTGGCTGTCGCGCAGCTAGTTTAGATTTTTTTCTTCAGGTTCTGTAGGTTCGTCGTTAGATATATAATAGTTCAATTCCTTTTCATTGTAGGCAGGAGATTCTAATTCCTCGTCTTCTTTATTTTCAGAAGTTTCTTTTCTTGCTCCACGGAACACTGAACGCACTGAATCGTCATAAACCTTATCTACAATCAATAGTTGACTTGTACCTGCTTCGCCCAAGTATATTCCTTTTTTAGGTGTTTGTACCGCATGCTCCACGCAAGTCCATCTATCTTCCGGTATACCTAACATCTTTAAAGCCTCGACCCTTTCTTCAGGTATAGGCTTGTCACTTACCATACATCTATAAATTTTTGTCATAATAATATTATTGTTGAGGGGCTTGTGCTGCTTGTTGTTTAGCTCCCTGTAAGCCTTGAGACTTAGCCTGAGAACCTAATTGATCTAGTTGCGCTTTTACTTGAGCGTACAGATCTTGATCCTGTGCTTTAATCTGCTGTAATTGTGATCTTCTCTGGGCGCCGTCCATAGGGAACAGTTGCTGAGCTAGCTGTTGTGCTTGCGCTAGTGCATCTTGAGGCGTCATATTTCCGCCTCCGCCTGCAGGTGCCCCTCCAGGTTGCTGCTGTTGCTGACCTTGCAGCATCTGCATCAGATTGGCTTGAGTAGCTTGAGCTAGTTGCTGCTTTTCTTGTTCTTCGGTTTGCACATCCTGAGCAATACGATCTTCCTCAAGTTTCTTACGAATCTGATCTTCATAGTCAAAGTTGTAAAGCTTGAGCAATTCAGATCTTGCAATCGCATTTGCAGATACAAGCTGACCAATAACAGACTTTCTTTCCATATCGTCTGAGAAGGTAATCGGAATGAGAGATATTTTAGCTTTGGGCAGACCCATGATGTTGCCCAATACTTCACCCATATGGTTCAATAGCATGTTGTAGTTGCTAGGAATAACGCTCCAAGCATTCTCAAACATACGTAGCATAGGACCTGCAGCAGTTTGCTGAAAAGTCATTTGAAACATTTCTACAGGAACATCCAAAGCATTCAAAATACCGTTCTTGGCATACTCCATCATTTCCGTTGGAGCTAGTTTTGTACCTTCTCCTCCTAGTTGCTGGTAGTTGATAGAAAACGGGAACTTATGGTACGATCCTGGATCTCTCCTGTGCTCCTCGATCATAGTGTCTACAGCATGCGACCATAAAGCACCATTTTGGTTTAAGAACGGATTTGCTGCTGGATTGGTTCCGTCACCCATACTAATAACTCTGAAAGGGGCGATATCTTCAAAACAAATAACTTCATTATATCTTTTCAAAGTCTGCAGCATGAACAGATCTTCAAAGATGAACATACTTGGAGGAATAGCTTTTCCATCTGTTCTGATAGTGCTTGGTGTATCGAGCTTGAGATGTACAAAGTTCTTTGAATTGAATGCAAGCATGGTTTTGTTAAACACACACTCGAAAACAATCTGAGGAGTTTTTTTACTATAAAACTTGTTGTTTTTAGTAGTTACTTTTTTAGCATACTGCTGAGGGATGTCCCAGAAATATTCTGCCTCTCCTGTAGTTTCCTCGTAGCGGATCTTGATTTCTTTAGCAGGCCAATGAACTACATGAATTTTATCTACACTATTAGCAGGCTTATCTACAACCTTATGCTCACCCTTGTAAGAGCATTTCAAACAAACCATACTAAATTTATTTTTATTAAACTCGTAGTTCTGTAGCTTGTCGATGTTTGTAGACTTACCACAAGAAGGACAGTTCAAATATCTATAGAACCCCTGGTTAACTGTAATAAACTCGTTACCGTAAGCTAGTAGATTGAGCCCTGCTTTAGAACAAATTTGTTTCCATTTAAGTTTATCTAATAGCTCGTGATATTCTTTTTTTGCCTCTTCATCATCACACTCAATCGATAGTGATGTAATAAAGTAGTTTGCAATACGGTTTAATGCCTGCTTATAGAATCCGTTTCTATACAAGAAATGTTCTGCCCAAAGCAACATACCCTCGATATTCATCGGAAGATATTGCAATGGGATGTTATAGAAAGGATTAGAGTAGCGATCTCTGCCGTTGTCGCCTATCTTAAAATAATTCTGCGGATCGTCTGGAGACATCATAGTTATTCTTTATTGTCCTGCGTTTTGTTTAATCGTTCAGGTTTGCTGAGCTTGTGTTTGTTTTTTTCATCAGCAACCTCGAAACCTTCAGCATCATAGTACTCAGCTTTCTTTGTGTTGTCATAGTCGCTTATGGACTTTTCCGTCAACATTCCATTTTTTTCCATAAAATTATTCTTGATTTTCCGCAGGTACTTTAAACAGAATCATAAACTTTTTAGTGTTATCTGGCGAGTCAAAAGTAACTCCTGGATAGTATACTTCGATACGCTGTTTGTCTGGTGTATGAATAGCCAGCAATTCACCTACCTTAGGTTCGAATACCATAGCGTCCTCATCCGAGTATACAAGCATAAATGCCAACTCATGCTCTACAATATTTTCTACCTTTGACTTTATCTTACCAAAATCGTTTTCAAACTGTACCACTGAATATGTGCGCTCAGGCTCTGGAGTGTATGGTGCGCTGTAAGGAGGAGTATAATTAACATAATTACCTATCTCATGCTCATGCGATACGTTTGAAACATAGCTCTCGATAGAGAATGGAGCGGTTTTGTTGGTTTTAGTAAGCTTCTTCTTTGCTTTTTTAGTTTGATTGTTCTTGCTGTCGCCTTGGTTGACAGGAAGCGGTATACCTCCAGCCATTACAGCAGACCTTGCCAAATCTTTAGCTCTGGCTGTCAGAGCTTCATCGCTACCAAATAAAGAAACACCCTCTGGGTTTACTTTTGTTCCAGTGATTGAATACACCGACTTACTAGGGTCAGAGCTACCTATTACGATATCTCCGACTCGATACATACTATTG